CTAGATGAGTATTCGGCTATTACTCTTACTGCTGGTAATGCAGTTGTAAGTCTGGGGGATAGAGTACGTATAGTTCGCAACGTACTCTTTACAACAAGTGCAGGTAGTAAAACAAATCTACTGCAACGTACTATTGAATATTGTAATGACTACTGGCCTGTAAGTGCTTCTACAGGAGAGCCACGTTATTACTCACGTAAGAATAACACTTCTATTTTTATTGTACCAACTCCTGTATCCACACTAACAGGAGAAATCCAAACAGCTTCTCAACCATTAGCCTTGGCTTCTGCAACAGGCACAAGCGTTACTACAGCAAATTACTTTAGTAACTATTGTTTTGATGCCTTGTTCTATGCTGCAATGATGGAAGTTACTATGTACATGAAGGATTGGACTACAATAGCAGCATGGCAAACTCAATATGAAGCAGCAGTTATTACACTTAGAAACCAAGCTAGAAGGACACGTCAGGATGACATGGCAGTTGCTGCCTCACCTGCGGGTGGTCCTGATACACTTACACAGGGGAGTCCATAATGGCATTTTCATACAAAAAACAAACACATCAAAGTAGAGGTAAAGCAGGTAAAATACGTCATCCAGTAGGAGCAAGTCCTCATAGTGGTGCTAGAAAAAATAAATTAACAGCAGCATTTAAAGCTAGAGAAGACAAGGTAAGACCTCGTAAAAAGAAAGCACCTAAAATTCCTACTATTAAAGCACGTTCTGGCCCGACTAAAAGACGCCCTACTATGAAAGAACAACTTAAAGACTCAGGTGTTGGTATTGATTATGATCAATTAGATAAGATGAAGTATGGTGGTAAAGTAATGAAAAAGAATATGGGTGGTTCTCTTAAAGCTCCAAACAATCCCGGCCTAGCAAAGCTTCCTACTCCAGTTCGCAATAAAATGGGATATGCTAAAGGTGGTGGCAAAGTAGAATATAAAAAGCATGGTGGTAAAGTAATTAAAACAAACATGTCTGGAGATGATCTAATTAGTAGTTGTTATGATTAGTAGGTCTAGTGCTAGACAACAGATTATGAAACCGCCTAAGAAACCAAAGCTAGGTAGTGGAGTTAGATTTAAAAATCTTACTACTAAACTAAAGAAAAGTGGAGCAAAAAATCCTAAAGCTCTTGCTGCGTTTATTGGTCGTAAGAAATATGGTAAAAAGAAAATGTCAGCAATGGCAACTAAAGGTAAAAGGAGAACTTAAATGGAAAAGAAAACAGAAGTAAAAACAGTAGCTGTTGTTGAGCAGCCTGTTAAGAAGCCAGAACCTAATCCTAATAATAATATTGGAATAGCTTGTTTTGTTGCTGTAGGTATTGTTCTTCTTGCAATTGTAATCTACAAAAAAGTAAAGGGAAAGAAATAATGTCAGGACCACATACACTAATTGATCGTAGTATTCCTCTTGATAAGATAGTAGGGAAACCTACTGGACAAGGATTTGGTGCTGCACGTAAAGGACCATCTGTACAAGGTAAACCACAGGATGTTGTTGTTGATCAAGATTATCAACAAGGCAAATCTTTTAAAGTAAAGGATTAGTCATATGGCTGAACGAAAACTTACTCCAAGAGAAAAACAATTAAAGAGGGAAGACCCTGAAAGATTTGCTCTATTAATGGCTAATAGAACAAAACGAAAAGGTTCTATGAAAACCGGATTAACAAAGTTTTCTAAAGATAAGACTTTTAAACCTACTAAAAAGAAGAAGAAGGTTAAACGAAATCAGCGTATTGGCGGTGGTACGTTGTTCTCTAAGTTAAGTAAAGATTCAGTCACAGATAGTGCTGAAAAAAGAGAAGATAAAGTTAGACCTAAAAGGGCTAAACCTGTTGTTGCTATAAAGCCATCGGTTTTAAAAGACTCTAAAAAGCGTGGCTCTATGAAACCGGGATTAGATAAGGTTAAAAAGATTGCTAAAGAAAGAGAAGCTAAAATGGCTAAACCTATTGTTGCTATAAAGCCATCGGTCTCTAAAAAGCGTGGCTCTATGAAACCGGGATTAGATAAGGTTAAAAAGATTGCTAAAGAAAGAGAAGATAAAGTTAATAGAAATCTTACTCTAGGAAAAAAAGTTATACCTACACCTATCCCTAAAGCTATGACTATGAAAAAGAAACCAGTATCGCCTAAAAAGAAGAGGAGTCCCATAGCTAAATCTGATACCAGATATTTGAATGATTATAGAATAGAGAAAACAACGGCTGATGATAATTATGATCCTCGTGCTAAAAAGAGGAGTCCCATAGCTAAATCTGATACCAGATATTTGAATGATTATAGAATAGAGAAAACAGCGGCTGATGATAATTATGATCCTCGTGAAAGTCTTTTTGGTGCTATGTTTAGTGGTAACCAAACACCTGAAGATAAAGTAGTTAGGAATCCATTTACAGGTAATGATATGATGCTTTCGTATGATTTTCCTGAAGACACTGAAGATATGAAAAAGGGTGGTAGTATTAAAAAGAAAATGAAAAAAGGTAAAGTAAGGAAACGTGCTGCTCTTCGTGGTCAAGGTAAAGCACTCAGAGGATTTTAAAATGACTATATTAACATCTCAATTGACAAAATTAACAGTAAGGGCATTACGAGAACTACGAGATAGCATAACTAAAAAAGGAAAAGCAGCGCCTAAAGACAGCCCAAAGCGACAAGAATTAAGAGATGATTATTCAAAAGTTAAAAGAGCAATAGACAAAAAAGAACAGTATGGTAAAAATGTATCTGCTGCTGACAAAGTATTAGATGATAAAAAACCAACACCTGATGTTGATCAGGATGATATTCCTGTAATTGAAAGAGCGCCGAGAGCAGAAAAAGGAAGGTCTTCTAAACCATCTCAAGAAGCACAGCCATTAAGTAGAGCAGAACAAACTAAAGCTTCTCAGTTTGCAAGCTGGCTCACAACACAAACTCCCGCTGTACCATTGAAAAAAGAGTATGGTAGACTATATGCTGCGGGTAAAGGTCTTATTCAAATAAATAAAGATTTAGCAAATCAAATAAAAACTACTAATGATCCAAAAAAACGTGAGGCTTTGCAAAAAAGATTTGATGCTAATGTTAAAAGAACAGACAAGTTAAGAAATGACTGGAAGGCAGTTAAAGAGCGTGGTACTATAATAGGTGCTGGTCAACAAAGTGAAAGTACGGCAGCACGAGTAGCTAAAGAACGGAGAGTTAAGTTAGAAGATATAGAGCCTCTTGCTACAGGAAGACAAGGAAGAGAACAGCTTGGAAAGAGACAGTTAATTAAAGATGCAGATAGAAAAGAGTTAGTTGCCCAAGTAAAAGAATTTATGAACTACAACTTAGCAGACAAGAGTGGGAAAGTAACTAAAGTACCTACAGGCAAACAGGTTACTGCTGGTGCGCCAGATGATTCTGAGGGAATTAAAGATTTATTAAATAATATACAAGCTGCTTTAGCTACTGCTTCTAAAGTACCAGCTAATCCAGAACGTAAAAGCGCACGAGCGCAAAAGAAATTTAGTGAAGCAACTGTTGGTCAAACTACAAGTAATCTACGATCTGGAGGTTTGAGTGCTTTACAGAAAATAATTAGAGAAGAAAAAAAGAAATCACCAAGAACATGGAAGAATGCAGTTGCAAATTTAAAAAATGCTTCAGTAGCAGTACAGAAACAAGCTGCAAAATTAGGCATAATAAATAAATCGGCTGTAAAAACTCCTCCTAAAAAAACTAAACCTTACAAACCTACATCACAAGCAAGAAAAGGTAAACCTACTCCTACACCTGCAAAAAGTAAAGTTCAAGAACAAAAAGAAGCAGCATCTAAAGCAAGAAATTTACAACAAAAATCTGTTTTTAATAAAATTAAAACATTAACCCCATTAATTAAAAAGAATGGGGCAGCTAGATATCAAAAAAGAATAGATAGTATTAATAAAGATATTGTAAGATTAGGAATGCAAAGAGATGCAACTGTAGATTCTGCTCCAGCAAGATATAGAGCAAAAGATTTAAAAGTATTTAAGAAAAAAGGTGGCAAAGTTTTAAAAGCTAAACCTAAACGTAAAGTAACTACAGTTAAACGTAAGACAACTGCACCACGCAAACGTGCAGCACTTCGTGGTTACGGTAAAGCACTCAGAGGGTTCTAGTGGATAGTAAAAAAATAATAAAGCTATACCAAAAGTCTGTTGATCAGGGTATAGATAATTATGATTTACTAGACAATGATATTAAAAAACCTATTAAAGAAGACTATAGTGATTGGGATAACTACTGGGTTTCTCTTATCAGTTATATGAAAGAAAAGTATAGATATACATATGGCAGTAAAGCGCAAAAAAAGTAACATGAAGGGCATGACTATTGGTAGAGGCATGAAGCGTCCTACTAAGTCTGGTGCTGGCATGACCAAGAAGGGTGTTGCCAAGTATCGTAGGCAAAACCCCGGTTCTAAATTAAAGACTGCTGTGACTGAAAAGAAACCTACTGGTAAACGTGCAACAAGACGTAAGTCTTACTGTGCTAGATCAGCAGGACAAATGAAAAAGTTCCCAAAGGCTGCTAAAAATCCTAATAGTAGATTAAGGCAAGCCCGTAAAAGATGGAGATGTTAATGATTAAAAAAACTAAACCTCTTACTATGAGACAAAAACAAACTTTAAAAAAACACTCAGTACATCATACGGCAAAACATATGGCTAGTATGAGAAAGGCAATGGGAAGTGGAAAGACTTTCGGTGCTGCTCATAAAGAGGCAATGAAGAAAGTAGGCCGTTAATGGC